TTGTCAAGACAGAATCCGTGAGAATCCGGGACTATTAATCGAGCTAGCTTTGTGCTAGCGTGTTGCATTGCTGGACTACGGAGGGCGTGGGAATCGAACCCCACCGCTGCTGACACAGCGATCTACACCGATTTTGAGTCGGGCCGGCGGCGCCATCGCCGGAATCCACCCTCCAAGGTCCAGATCTAGTGGTGGGGAGCGTTGCGGCTCTCACGCAACGCTCTCCACTGCTTCGGCTACGCCAGGGATTCGCCGCCGATATGCGGGTCGGAAGTCGCTACCCGCGTTCCTCGTTGATCTGATGAGCGACCGCGAGCGCCGAACACTGGATCAGGTGGAGGAAGCCGTCAGCAATGCGCCCGAGTTCGAGGGTCGCGTTCCGGCTCGCAACACCATCTCCACGCGTATGAACGAGCTTTCCAAGAAGCCAGGGACGTTCGACAAGCTCTCAGATGGCAGCTATCAGAAGCTGGACGGGCTCAATTCGCGCCGCTTCTTCGGGGATGACGCGTTCGAAAAGATCTACTCCGATGAGAGCCCTACGGACGACGCTGAGCGTCCCAACGAGCCCTAGCTGCTCGACGCGCTGACTCTGCGCGTTCCTCGGGCGTCAACTTCTCAGCGCGCGCCTTTCCTCCCTTCAAGCCGCCACGCCGGCCCAGCTCGACCGCGAGAGGATCGCGCTCGTCCGCTGGATCGTCAGCAGGGAGCGGATCGGTCGTGTCGTCGACCAAGCTCTTGGCGAGCTGGTTCAGATCCCTCGGGCGCTTCCGTGAGCGGTCAGGCATAGCCCGACCGTAGCACCTAAAGCAGCGCCGTCAAGCGTGTGATCCGTGTGGAGGCTGGTAGCCAAATGAAACTGACCCACTACCCGCCGATGCGGTGGCGAATACATGTGGCGGGGCCAGAACGGCGGCTACTGCGACGATCCGGAGTGCCAGCTTGACGACATCGAGTTGGCCTGTGAGCGAAGCGCCCAGAAGGTCGCTCGCGATCAGCGGTCACTCGAAGAGCACGCCGAGTTCGTTGAGCGAGTCCTGCGCGACGGCCTAGATCGAGGCGAACGCCCATTTCGCAGGAACAGCGGCGTGATCCTGCGATGACCGACCGGCCCGGCTACGACGCATCCTGTGGCCGGCTCCTGTGCCACACCCACCACCGAGCCGAGGACCCACACGCCCGATGACACCGAAGCCACGGCACCCGAGCGAGATCAAGACGCCCAGCACCAGCATCGGCATACCCGAGAACCAAGTAATGGAGCACGACGCCATGTACGCCATCGGAGCCATCTGCGGCATCGTCGCGCTCATCGTCGTCCTCGCCATCCTCCTATGACCTGGACGCTCACTGGACACAGCACGCTCGGCGAACGCGTGGCAGCACGTATGAACGCGCTGACCCTGCACGAGCAGACCTACGCGACCTACGCACGAGTCCGCGCCGAAGAAGCCGCTAGGGGGGCGGGTTCGGATCGCGAACCCGCCGACCCCCGGACACCCAGCCAGTCCGTGGCGCGCGCAAGCGGACGCGCGTAACGCCCTATGCCGTCAGACATCGAGATCGCTTGGGCTGCGGGCCTCTTCGAGGGCGAGGGGTGTTTCACCTGCCGCCGGAGAGAAGGTCTGTGGCCGGCCTTCGTTTGCTGCTTGCAGATGACGGACGAGGATGTAGTCCGGCGGTTCGCGGCAGTCGTGGGGCACGGGTCTGTGTACGAGCGGATCGACCGGCGACCTCCAAGGCGCCCAACATACGCGTGGTCAGTCACCGGGCAGACTGCGGAGGCCGTGGCCGAGTTACTCATGCCCCATCTCGGAGCTCGGCGGTCACAGACAGCCCGCCTGCTAATTGAGCAATGCCGTCCGCCCGTCACGATCTGCGCGGCGTGTGGCGCAACGTTCGAGCCGCGTCGCGGCCGTGGCCGCCCATGGAAGTTTTGCTCCGACGATTGCCGCGAGCAGCAGAGGGCGGAGCGGGACCGCACTGAGTATTTCCGTGACTACCACCGGAAGCGTCGCGCTCGGCTGCGAGCCGCGGGCCAGACGGCGATGGCCGATGCCGCATAAGGACCCTGAGAAGCGGCGTGAGGCAACTCGCGAGCGGGTGCGGCGTCACCGGGCGCGCAAGGGTGTCGCGCTCGACAAGCTGGCGGACGACTTGCAGGACGTTGGCGGTCTCCCCGAGCCTCCCTCCCGTGAATTCCTGCTCAAGGCGCTAGGGATGCAGGCCCGCGAGGGGAACGTGCCCGCGATCAGGCTTCTACTTGAGGAGTACCGCCGCGATGGCGACAGCGACGACAAGCCGGCGGCGGACCCGATCGACGAGCTCGCGAAGCGCCGAACCGCCCGAGCTGGCTGATTTCGCCCGGTTCTGCGAGGCGCTGACGCTCGATAACGGCAGGCCGTTCGTTCTCGAGCCGTTCCAGCGGGTGATCTTGAGCGATTTCTTCGCTGGGGCGACGCAGACGCTGGTGATCATCCCGAAGAAGAACGGCAAGACCACGCTGGTCGCCGCGCTCGGGCTGTACCACCTGTTGACGACGGTCGACGCGGACGCGTATATCGCCGCGTCGTCGCGGGACCAGGCGTCGATCGTGCTCAAGCAGGCCCGGAAGTTCATCCGCTCGAGCCCGGCGTTGCAGCGGCATTTGCAGATGAAGCAGCGGGAGATCGTGAGCGTGCAGGACGAGGGCGTGCTCAGGGTGCTCGCGTCGGACGTGGACACGGCGGATGGCGTGATCCCGACGTTGGCGATCGTGGACGAGCTGCACCGCCACAAGAGCACGGACCTGCTCGGCGTGTTCCGCGACGGTCTCGGGCCACGGAATGGGCGGATGGTCACGATCACGACCGCAGGGGATGACTCGGAGTCGGCGCTAGGGCAGATGCGCGCTCAGGCGTACCGGATGCCGACGGTGGAGCGCGACGGGCCGTACCGGTACGCGCGGTCTCGGGCTGGCGACTGGGTGATGCACGAGTGGGCGCTCGACGACGACCAGGACCGGGAGGACATGGCCGTGGTCAAGACGGCGAATCCGGCGTCGTGGCACACGCTCGAGGCGTTGCAGCGGCGACGGGACGACCCCAGCACGACGCCGTGGCAATGGGCCAGGTTCGCGTGCGGCGTGTGGTTGCAGGGCGAGGACACGGCGATAGGGCCGGTGGAGTGGGCGGCCTGCGGCACAGACGCGCAACCGCCCGAGGATCTGACTTGGCGGGTGGGTTTGGACGTTGGCTGGAAGGAAGACACGACCGCGCTGGTCGCGCACGCCCTCGACGATGACGGGGTTGCGTGGATCGGCCGGGTCGAGATCCTTGTTCCGCCGGCGCAGAAGGGCGTGGCGCTTCGCAAGCAGGCGGTACTCAACGCGCTAGCTGCGATGGCTGGGGAGTTCGGGGCGTCCGAGGTGGTGCTGGACCCTGAGAACGACGGCGAGGTTGTCGCTCAGGACATCGAGGACGAGCTCGGCCTGGAGGTTGTGGCGCATTCGCAGAAGCCTGCGCCGATGGCGCAGGCGGCGGAGCGGTTCTATGCGGCTGTGCGGGAGGAGAAGCTCCGGCACCCGCGGGACGACCAACTGACGCGGCACGTTTTGAACGCGCACCGGAAGGCGACCGATGATGGGCGGTGGCGGTTCGTGAAGGAGAACAAGCAGTCGCGGAAGCACATTGACGCTCTGATCGCCGCTGCGATGGTTCATAACGTGGCGGTGGACGAGGCGTCGATGTCGACGGAGCCGTTGGCGGCGTGGGCGTGATGGCCGACACCCGTGTCGTTCCTGAGATCCCGCGGCGTGATGACGCGTTCCTCGTGGACGACGTCAGGGTGTGCCCGTTGGCGGGGAACGAGCCGGTCGGGTGCTGGTGGGTGACCGACGGCCATCCCCACGGCGCCAGTGTCGGGTGCGTGTGCCTACCGCCGCTAGAGCTGTACCGGCACGGGCGAGCTCCAGCGTGACGCGGCTCGTCGCGCTGCTGCTAGCGATCCTTGGCGGCGGGTTGATCGTCGCCGGTGTCGCGTTCATCTTCTGGCCTGCTGCGCTGATCGTCGCTGGCGTGTTGCTGCTGGCGGGCTTGTTCGGCGTCGACGTGGAGTGATGCCTTGTGGCGAACCTGTTCCACTGGCTCTCTACGGGCCGAACAACCGAGCGCGGCGGCACCACCCTCCCCCTGTCGTTCGACCAGTGGGTGGACTACTTCAGCTTCAACGGGAGCACGTACCCGTTCGTCGTCAACAACGGGAACGCCGTCCAGAACGGGGAGGAGATCGGCGGCGACTTCCGTGGCTACGTGGAGGGGATTTACAAGCGCAACGGGGTCGTGTTCGCGTGCATGGCCGCCCGCCAACTTCTCTTCTCTGAGGCGCGGTTCCAGTTCCAGCAGATGCGACGCGGCCGGCCGGGCGATCTGTTCGGGACCGCCGACCTAGTCCCGCTCGAGCAGCCGTGGGAGGGGGCGGGCACGGACGGCCTTCTGACGCGGATGATCAACGACGCGGACCTCGCCGGTAACTCGTACATCGTCCGGCGTTCTGGTCAGCGCGCCCGTCGGCTCAGGCCGGACTGGGTGACGATCGTCGCGGGGTCGAAGTCGGGGAGCCCGATCGACGCGGAGGCGGTCGGCTACCTGTACCACGAGGGCGGGATCGGCGCGGGCAACGACCCGGAGAGCCTGTTGCCTGAGCATGTCGCGCACTTCGCTCCATACCCGGACCCGACCGCCCGGTTCCGGGGCATGTCGTGGCTGTCGCCGATCATCGGCGAGATCCTCGGCGACTCGGCGGCGACGACCCACAAGACCAACTTCTTTGAGAACGGCGCGAACCTCGGGTATGTCGTCACGTTCAGCGGTGAGCGCGAGCACAAGCTGAACCCCGAGCAGTTCAACCGCTGGGTCGAGACGTTCCGGCACGGCCACGAGGGAGCCGCGAACGCCTACAAGACACTGTTCCTCGCGAACGGCGCCGATGTGAAGGTCGTCGGCACGAACCTCCGTGACTTGGACATGAAGGCCGTGCAGGGCGCCGGGGAGACCCGGATCTGCGCCGCCGCCCGTGTTCCGCCGATTATCGCCGGTGTCAGCGAAGGTCTTGAGTCCGCGACGTACTCGAACTACGGGCAGGCGCGCCGGGCGTTCGCTGATCTGACGATGCGGCCGATGTGGAGGATGGCCGCGGGCGCGCTGCAACGGCTCGTGACGGTCCCGGCTAACGCGCGGCTTTGGTACGACGACCGGGACATCCCGTTCCTTCAAGAGGACGAGAAGGACGACGCGGAGATCCAGCAGATCCAGGCCGCCACGATCCGCACACTTGTGGACGCCGGGTTCACCTGGAAGTCGGCTGTCGCCGCTGTGACGAACGGCGACATGACGATGCTCGAGCACACCGGTCTTTTCAGCGTGCAGCTTCAGGCGCCAGGGTCTCAGGCTCCGGCAATGCAGAACGGCAACGGGCAGCCGGCCTTGCCCGCATCCACCTCGTAGGAGGTTGTTCCTCGTGAGCGAGCAGAACTCCCGCCCGCCGCGGGACATCATCCGTGCCATCCCGCCCGCAGTCGGGCTACGCGAAGACGACGGGGGCGATGGCCGCACCCTGTTCGGGTTCTTCGCCCGGTTCAACGAGTGGACCGAGATCGACTCCTGGTTTGAGGGGCACTTCCTCGAGCAGATCGTGCCCGGCGCCTTCCGCAAGACGTTCCGGGAGCGCCGCGACCAGATCCGGGCGCTCTTCCAGCACGGCCGCGATCCCGAACTCAGGGATCGGCCGATCGGCCAGCCCGAACTGCTTGAGGAGCGCGACGAGGGCG